TTACTCCAGTTTCGAGTCCCGGAGGAACATACTCAATCACACCTATTTCTAGGTAATCGTCATTTTTACCAATACTCTTCTGTGGATATCTAAGAGGTGCCGCAGACGAAGAAAGTTTGGCAGAAGCAGATCCAGCAATTCTTTCCGCATTTGGTGATAAACTTCTTGATATGTTAAATCCGTTTACCATTTATCTTTTTTAGTTATTTATCTTGATTTGTCCAAAAGGTATTCTTCTTAAATCACCAACTTCATTTTTATCCACAATATGTAGGGGTCCAATCACTTCTTCAAAGGTATATTGTCTCTGTTCCCCCCAATGAAAGTTAATACCACTAAATCCCCAAGAATAAACATTTGTAACGGCAACCAGAGGATGTGCATCATATCTTACACGAGGAGTCTTCGGTCTATAAACAAAAGTATAAAAATTACCTGCCTCTGGAGAAGTAGTTGTTTGTTTTAATACATCAAGTATTTCTAACATCAAATCCTCCGCATTTTCTGTTCCGTATAAGTTTTTAAGCAGGGGTTTGATACGGTTCATTTTTTACCAATTCCAAGCTCATTTTCAGTCAAAATTCTGAAGGTCCATCCTCTGTCCTTACAATATTCTCTTGCCGCTTCCCACTTTGATTGGTTTTTGGCATACTCATAAGCTTCATAGATATATCCTTTGGTCTGCCTTTTTGGTTTTGCTGGTGGCATCGTTTGCTTATAAGGTTTAATTTCAATCAGATATTTCTTAATACTACCATCTGGTTCTTTGACCTTTATATAAGCATCTGGAAAATATCTATGAACTTTGCCATCTACAGGAGAACGATAAGGAATTGCAAGTTCTTCGGAAGCATACTCTAAAATATTTTCATTCGTATCACAATATTTTAGAAACTTCAATTCCCATAAAGACCGATAGATGATGTTGGTGGGGTCTCCAACATATTTTTCAGGAAATGATGGTTTAAATTTTCCCTTATAAGACATCTAAATACTTATACTAATAAGACTCATAAAAGGTATTTAGAGTGCCTAGTATCCGCAGAATATCCGACTTTAAACCACTATTTACGAATCTGGCTCAGAGTTCTCACTTTCAGGTCATATTTGGTGGTTTGCCCGGTCCGCTTTTATCACATCTTGCAATAAGAGGTGTTAACCCATTATTTATTGCTAATGATGCCGGACTACTTTGTTTTTCGGCATCACTACCAGGAACCACACTAGCAACCGCAGATATTACCAATAACTACACGGGAGTAAACGAAAGAGTTGCTCATCGTAGAATCTTTACAGAAATTGGTCTAGAGTTTTATGTTGATAGTAATTATACCACTTTAAAATTTATAGAGCACTGGATGGAGTTTATTGCTAGTGGTTCTAATGAAAATCCATCAAGAGACGGATATTACTTTAGAATGAGATATCCAAGAGATTATAAGAGTGATATGACTAAAATTATTAAGTTTGATAGAGATTATAATGTAGAAATTGAGTATAATTTTTTCGGACTATTTCCACTTTCTTTAAATTCAGTACCAGTTCAGTATAATGGTTCTGATATATTGAAAATGAGTGCCACATTTAATTATGAAAGATATGTTTGTGGCAGAACACTAAGTTTGGATTTTAACCGAAATGATGACAATAATAAAGTTTCTAATACTGTTGTCAACAGCACTATAAATCAAGTAAATAGACAAAATAGACTTGCAACAGGAAGAGATGAGTTGATTAATAGAAATCTCAATCTTGGAACTGGAAGACTAGATGATCCAAGACCTGTCGGTGTTGCATAAGTCGTCTAAATAATTTTAACTGAACTTTATAGGATATTATGCCTTTACCAAAGATTGCAACTCCAATTTATGAGTTGGAAATTCCATCATTAAAAAAGAAAATTAGATATAGACCATTTCTGGTTAAAGAAGAAAAAATTCTGATTATTGCTCTAGAAAGTGAGGATTCTAAACAGATTGCAAATGCAGTTAAGAATGTTATTTCAAATTGCATTTTAAGCAAAGGTGTTAAAGTAGAAGATTTATCTACATTTGATATTGAGTATTTGTTTCTCAATATCAGAGGTAAGTCAGTTGGAGAAACTGTTGATGTTTTAATCACTTGTCCTGATGATGAAACAACTCAGGTTCCGATGAGTATTAATTTAGATGAAATTAATGTTGAAGTTGACCCAAAACATTCTCGTGATATTAAATTAGATGATACTCTGACTTTGAGAATGAGATATCCATCTATGACTGAGTTTATCAAGAATAATTTTGATTCTGGTGATGGTGTAAGTGTTGATGATACTTTTGATTTAATTATATCCTGTATTGAACAGATTTATTCGGAAGAAGAATCTTGGACTGCAAGTGATTCTACTAAAAAAGAACTACTAGAATTTGTAGAGCAATTAAGTTCCAAACAATTCAAAGAAGTTGAAAAGTTCTTTGAGACTATGCCTAAACTTTCTCATACAATCAAGATTAAAAATCCAAAAACTGGTGTAGAAAGTGAAGTTGTGTTGGAGGGATTATCGGCTTTTTTCGTGTAGCCCTCTCCCACACCGATCTTGAGTCATACTATAAGACTAATTTCGCACTAATTCAACACCATAAATACTCTTTGACTGAACTTGAAGATATGTTGCCTTGGGAGAGGGAAATTTATATAACTCTCTTACAAAATTATATTGAAGAAGAAAACCTAAAGAATCAAGCAAATGGCTGATTTAGCACAAATAGCTCAAAGTGGGGTAGATCCTATATCAGGGTCCTATTTGTCTGCGGAAAAAAGAAAGGCACTGTTCAAAAGAAGTAAAGTTTCATCAAATATTTTTGGTGGAGGCGGAGCACTTGTTCCAATTAGTAAAAAATCAGATCCAGAGACTCTGGCAATTGTAAAGTCTCAATCATCATCAATAACTTCCGTACAACAGCAGGTTAATACCTTAAGTTCTGAGGTTGCTAATTTAAATAAAGTAATCTTCATTCAGACCCAAACCGTAAATGGAGTTCAAGAACTAGTAGGAAGTTTAAGAGGTGAAGTTACTGGGTTTAATTCTTCTTTAAATAACGTTGCAAAGGCAATCAATACCGATAGTGTTCTAGAACAGAATCGTATAAAGCAAGAAAACGAAGAGCAAAGAAGAGCAACAGAATTAGGATTAAGAGCAGGTAGAGAAAGTCTTTTAGAAAAAGCAATACAAAATGCATTAATTGCTCCTGTTCAGGCAATTGCACAAAAAACACAATCTATTCTAAGTAGATTATCACAGTTCTTTGGAACATTATTGCTCGGATGGTTGACCAATCAAGGAATTGAAACTCTTAGAGCATTATCTGAGGATAATGGCAAAAAATTAATAGAAATTAGAGATAATGTTCTAAAGGCTCTGGGAATTGGTGCCGCAACGTTATTCCTATTAAATGGTGGATTTCTTGCTATTGCCGGAACCATTACAAGACTATCTCTTAAAATTGGAGGATGGTTGCTTAAGAATACAATTGGTAGATTTTTTGGAGCACTTGGAGCTCTTTTGAAGAGTGCCGGAAGTGCAATAGTTTCAACAGCAAAGGCTGGAGCAGCAGTAATAACAGGAAAAGGAACAAAAGCACCAACACCTGCTACTGCTGCTGCCGGGTCTGCTGATGATGTTGCTCGTGCCGCCGCTCCAGCTGCTCGCGCTGGTGCCGCTGTTGCAGATGATGCCGCTAAAGCAACTGCGAAAACAGCAGGAAGATTTGTTCCTGGATTAGGTACAGTTATTTCTGGAGGTGCTGCTTTATATGATTTTTCTAGAGGAGACCCTCTTGGAGGTGCTTTAAATACTATTGGAATGCTTCCTGGACCTTTTGGTTGGGCAGGAACTCTTGGAAGATTGGCTCTTGAGGGAACAAGAATAGCAGGCGGAACTGATAATAAACCGCAAACGCCATCAGCAACTTCTCCAACACCAACAAAGTCAACAACTACCGCAGTAAAACCACAAAGTCCAGTAATACCATCATCTACAAAACCACCAACAACTACTGCTGCACCTGCTGCTGCTTTAAGTGATAAACCATTTGAACAGCAAATGAGTGATTTAAAGGCACAGGCAAATTCAATTGATTTCACTCAGGCACCACAATATGGAGAA